ACCGTCAAGAGCACGAACGGCACGGACACCGCCCAGCAGGCTGTTTCGATCACGACCAGCGGCCAGAGCGCGAGCGTGACCCTGTCCTATAAGCCGACTGCGAGCACGAGCGCTAAGTCTGGCGTCAACTATACGACCGGCATTTCGAGCCTGACCGCTGAGAAGATGAGTCTCTATGCTGAGGCAATCTCTCGGAACAGCGCGATCACGAACACGACAAGTACGGTCTATATCGACGACGGCGCGAGCCACTACAAAATCAGCGTTGGCGACTCGATCAATATCGCGATCAATGGTACCTCGTACGCCTTTAAGATCACGGGCTTCAACCACGATACCCTGACGACCTCCACCGCGTATGGTTCCGCGACCGCGACCGGCAAGGCCGGTATGACCTTGCAGATGGCTGACTGCTTGGCAAGTAAGGCGCAAATGAATAGCTCTAACACGAATAGCGGCGGTTGGGAAAACTGCGCCATGCGTAAGAGCAACATGGCGACCTATCTCAGTCAGCTCACGAGTGCCTGGCAAAACGCCATTAAACAGGTCAATAAGCTCTCCTCGGCCGGCGGTCAGAGTACAACGATCAAGACGACCGCCGATAAGCTCTTCCTCCTGTCTGAGGTTGAGATTTTCGGCTCTACCTCTTACTCGGTTTCCGGTGAGGGCACGCAATATGCGTACTACAAAGCCGGCAACAGCAAGGTTAAGAATGTAAGCGGGTCTGCGTACTACTGGTGGGAGCGTTCTCCTTATGCGAGCAGCACTACCAGCTTCTGTAATGTCGGCAGCAACGGCGACGCCGGCGCCGGCAACGCCAACTACTCGAGTGGCGTGGCCTTCGGCTTCTGTGTTTAATCTGTAATCTACAAATATCTGCGGCCCGTAAGGGCCGCGGAAAGGAAAACGCTTATGTCAGTCTACAAGTCCAAACGCGGCGCCAGCTCTGCGCAGTTCGTTGAGACCGCGAGAAAGCTGCAGGTCCATACCCTTGAGCAGTGCCTCAAGGTACCTAAAAGGTATACCTTCTATTTGACGCAGAAGATCATGGACCATGCGAGCGCCGTCTACGACGAGGTTACGATGGCAAATAGCATTTTCCCGATCAATCAACATGAGGCTCAACTCCGACGAGATCACCTGATCGCGGCTAACGCGAAATTGCAGGCGCTCGATCGGCAGTTGGGCCTTCTTGCGGCCGTCCTTTGGAAGAATCCCGAAAACTTCAAAGGCTTTGATAACGCCTTCACTGTTTGGGGAGAGCTTATCATCGAGGAGGCCAAACTCATTTCCGGTATCAGGCGCTCAGATCGCGCCCGATATAAAAATCTTCCCGAATAACTGGGTCAAGTCCTGCATTGTTGCCCTGTCTGCGAACAACTGGTGGGAGCGTTCTCCTAATGCGAACAACACTACCAACTTCTGTAATGTCAACAGCAACGGCAACGCCAACAACAACAACGCCAACAACTCGAATGGCGTGGCCTTCGGATTCCGTTTATTTCCTGGTGAGACCGAGTAGCTCTCTTTAGAGCGAAAGCAGGACCGATACGGAAGGAGGACTTGCAGCCCTGGCCGTCGGGCCAAAAACACTCCGTCGATGCGGCCGTCTGGACGCTGCTTGCATGGCTCGGAAGCGCGCGGGTACCGAGTTTCATGGACGGCGCCGCTACGCAGTTATAACACGCGCTCTATAAATACCACTGTACGAAGGAGACAATCTAATCTATGACAAGCGAAGAGCGGCACGAGCTTAGGTATCAACGCCGCTGTCAGAGGAGGCAAGCCAAAAGGCTCGCCCGCAGCATTGCTTGCGGCAGCTTTGAGGAGGCCTTTTCTTTTAGCAATCTATTTCAAGCAGGGCAAACCTGCTGCAAAAATGTCAACTGGAAATGCTCGACGCAGCGCTACCGAATGAACATCATCTCGAACACCGCAAAGACCCATGCGCAGTTGATGGCTGGAACATATAAGAGCCGCGGCTTCTATGAGTTCGACATTTACGACCGTGGAAAATGGCGGCATATTCGCAGCGTTCATATCACCGAGCGCGCCGTTCAAAGAAATCTCTGCGATAAGGTCATTACAAAGGTTTTTCAGCCGGCATTTATCTATGATAACGCCGCGAGCATTAAAGGCAAGGGCATCGACTTCGCAATGGACCGGCTCAACTGCCACCTGCAAAGGCACTTTCGCAGGCACGGTCTCAAGGGCGGTATTCTCGTCTTCGACTTCAAGGACTACTTCGGCTCGGCGCAGCACTGGACCGTCAAGAGCGAGCTCGCCCGTCGTGTTCACGACCCGAAGACCAGAAAGCTCGCGAATGACTTCCTCGAGAACTTCGGCCCAGTCGGGTACGGTCTCGGCAGTCAAATCTCGCAAAATGCGGCCCTCATGCTTCCGAACAAGCTCGACCACATTATCAAAGAAGAGCTTCAAATCAAGGGCTACGGCCGCTATATGGACGACGGCTATTTGATTCACGAGGATATTCACTATTTGGAGTATTGCCTCGAGAGAATCAAAGAGGTCTGTGCCGAGTTGGGTATCACGCTCAACCTGCGCAAGACCAAAATCCGCCCGATCACACGCGGCATTGTATTCCTCAAAACGAAGTTCATCTTGATGGAGACTGGCCGAGTCCTTCGCAAAATGAGCCGTGCGTCCATGCGCGCGATGAAGAGAAAGCTCTTCAAGTTCCGCAAGTGGTACGAGGCCGGCGAGTTCTCGCTCGAGGATATTCGCACCGCCTATGACAGCTTCAAGGGACACATGCGACGAGGCGACAGCTTCAAGGCCGTCGCGCGTATCGATCTATTTTTCAAGCATCTTTTCGGGTTCCACCCGAACGATAAAACGAAATGGAGGGCAACTAATGTACCGAATCGTAAAAGATGGGATTACTCTGGGGCTGACCGAGCAACCAAACTTTGTCGAGCCACTTGAGAATGGCTCCTGGGGGCTATGTGGCGAGTCCAGGGCTCACGGTATTGCCTTGGAAGGCAAAGTATATGGCCTTGAGGGGAAGTCCACCACGGACGACCTGGAGCGCGTTACGCTTGCCTTCGTGGACGCGGGCACGCTCACTACCGAGGCCGTGGCCGTGCAGTCGATTCTCTTCGTAAACGCTGCGGAAAGCGGCGCGGTCGATGACACGACCGCCAACGAGCATGTTGACCTGTTTGCTGCCTGGGCCTACCCGATCACCTATAAGACCGGCAATATCCGCAAATATGGCAGCCAGCTCTACCGCTGCCTGCAAGATCATACCTCGCAGGCTGATTGGACGCCAGACGCCGCCTCCAGCTTATGGAAAGCTACCGCCGACCCTGCTGAAGAGTGGCCGGCTTGGTCTCAGCCCCAGGGTGCACATGACGCCTATGCCAAGGGCGCAAAGGTCTTGCACTCCGGTAAGCGCTGGACCTCCGACGTCGATAACAACGTTTGGGAGCCTGGCGTTTATGGCTGGACGGAGGTAACTGAATGACGCTGTATCAGGTCCTCAGCCTTCTCGGCGCCGGCAGTCTGCTTGTCGGCGTTTTTCGTTTGCTGTTCGCCCAGATCAAGGGCGTTCGGCTCGGCGTACAGGCACTCCTCAGGGCGCAGATGATCGCCGACTATAACAAGTGGAGCGAACGGGGGTACGCCCCGATCTATGCTCGCGAAAATTTCATCAACTGCTGGACGCAGTATCACAGCCTGGGCGTCAACGGTGTCATGGACGACCTGAAAGCGAAGTTCCTGGCGCTGCCGACCGACCACCTGCAGGCTGAGAAAGGAGATTTGGAATGAACGAAAAGATCATCAAGAGACTCGGCAATCTGCTGAGCGTCAAGTCGATCGTCACCCTGGTCCTGACCGGCGTGTTCGCCTATATGGCGATCGTCGGCAAGATCAGCCAGGATTTTATGACGATCTACGCCGTCATTATCGCCTTCTACTTCGGCACCCAGTCCCAGAAGACCCAGGACGCGATTGACGGTATCGGCAAGGAGGTCTAAAGCTATGACACCTGTTCAGCGTGTACTCGCTACCGCCCGTTCAGAGAACGGGTACCTCGAGAAGGCGACAAACGCCCAGCTTGAGGACAAGACCGCGAACGCCGGTTACAACAACTGGAACAAGTTCGCGGCCTTCCTGGACGATCTCGAGGTCGTCTACAACGGCAAGAAGAATGGCTACGCATGGTGCGACTGCTTCGTAGACTACTGCTTTATTTACACCTTCGGCCTTGAGCTCGGAATGGCTATGACCTTCCAGCCGAAGAAGGGCGCAGGCGCGGGGTGTACTTACAGCATGGGCTACTACAAGAAGGCTGGCCGCTTCTTCAAGGACCCGCAGCCTGGCGACCAGATTTTCTTCACGAACGACGGCGGCGCAAGCTCGTACCATACCGGTCTCGTGGAGAAGGTCGAAGGAGGCAGGGTCTACACGATCGAGGGCAACACCTCAAGCGCGCCTGGCGTCGTCCCGAACGGCGGCGCGGTGCGTGACAAGAGTTATTCGCTCGGCTACAACCAGATCGCGGGCTACGGCCGGCCTGATTGGAGCCTTGCGGGAGAGGAGACTGAGGAAATGACGCAAGATCAATTCAACGATATGTTCAAGGTCGCAATGGCGGCTTACCGCGCGGAGCTGCAGGGCAACGACTGCGGCAGTTACAGCACCGAAGGCCGTCAATTTATGATCGACAAGGGCCTCATGGTTGGCGGTAACCCGCTGCCGAACGGCGAACCGAATTACATGTGGCAGGACTTCCTGACCCGCGAGCAGTTCGCGACCGTGCTCTTCCGGTACGCGAAGGTCCTGGGCGTTGCCTGATGGGACGCCATGAGAAAAAGCCCTCGAAGAAGAAGGTCAAGATCGAATGGAGCAAGCTCGTATGCCTGTTGACGATTCTCGCCGGTTTCTTGATCGTGCAAGAGTGCCTCTTCCTTATGTACCTCTGCATCAAAGGGGGCTACACCGCTACGGCCGCCTGGCTTACCGCTGCGAC